CTTATTGCTGCGTGTCTGCATTGTGGCACGGCTGCGGCTGAGGGCGGAAACCGTATCGCCCAGCGTCTCACCTTGGATGGCATCGTGTAGCTTTTCCACCGTGTCGAGCATTTGCAGGGCCATGTCGCGCACCTTTCCAGGGGCGTGATTGTGCGTTTCGCCAGCCGGCGGAAAGGCCACGCGCAGGGTGATGTCAGCCATTACCAATTGCGTATTCTCTTCCACGGCGAGATCACGGCAATTCGTGTAGTCGATGCTCAGCAGACAGCAAGGCCATTCCACGGGCGGGCGTTCGCCGGATGCGCTCAGCTGCCCGCGGTCGAAGTCTATAAAACGAATCTCGGGCACACATTGCCCAATTCGGTCGCATAAAGCGATAAACAGTTCCTTATTCATTGCCTCTATTTTATTTGATTACAGAATATTGCTGATGGCCGCATTCAGGCGGTCTTTGATGCGGTCGGACAGCTCGCGGGCATCACCCATGAATTGCCGCTGGGGAATTTTCATGTGACGCGTGTGTGCCTTTACCGTGCCCGGGGCGTCACCGGCATCCGCCTTTTTCTTATTTGCTTTGCCCTTCGTGCTGCGCACATAGGACTGTATAGCCACATCCCCCTCGAACCCCTCATTGTGCACTTGTGCGTAGGTCACTTGGGAGTTCCCTGCTGAGATGATCACCTTATCGGGGCCCACATAGGCAGGGCGGATACTATTCATCAGATTGCCGCTTTGCACCAATAGGGAGCCGCTTTTTTTCGGCCGCCCAGGCGCCCACGGCGCACCGTCGAAGGCCTTTTCTTTGAAGCGCTCTTTGAAGTATTCCACGGCCGTTTCAGCCACAACAGCCGGCGCGGCACCTTCAATCTTTCCCGGCAGCGCCTTCAAATAGTCCCGAAATTCTTCCAAATCCATACTCTACTTTCCTGTTTAGTTGTATTTTTGCGCTGAAGTCTGCAATCACGGTTAAGCAATATCGTCAACACCTCGGGGATGATGGGGGGGAGAAGCGTCTGTAACAGCTACAGCGTGGATTGCTGATTAATCCCCATACAATAAGCCGGATCGCTCCGGCTTATTTTGTTTTGAGGCACTTTTTGATCAGCAGCCCACGGCGCACATTCTTATCCCTTAGTACATACCACGATTTTAGCATCAGCTTCGCTCGTTCAACTTTTCCAATCACGGCGATCGCCTCATCTTTGTAGTATTTGATCATTATGTAATTGTTGACTGCCCTCACATGGGTGTTCCTATCTTTTCGATCTCGACCAAGCCACACTTCATCAGGCGCATCAGCTACTTCCCGGATGGTATTCAAAAACTCAGTACGGAAAGCCCGTTTCTTTACTATGTCCGTAGAGTGCACCCTAAACGCCTTTTTGCCCATCTGCCACACGCGGCCGGCATAATCTTTTACCTTCAGCAGTTCCATGCCGGCCTCGACTACCTTGTTGGCGTCGAACCAGTCATCCGCCGAGCCCTTGTATTTGGGTGCCTCTTTTTCTGCTTCCTCTTTCAGCGCATCGATCGATCCCTCTACGCCCCATTCTTCCGGGGTGATCTGTTCGATCGTTTTTCCGGGCATATCCGTAAAGTTGCGGATATACATCTGATTCTCCGTGAACACCGCGGCCTCATTAGCTCGATTGACGCCAAAGCCCTGAGCCTCACTCCGCCCCCATTCGGGTGATTCGAGGTATCCGTCGCACTGCGCGCGCATGGCTTCCATATCCAAATCAGCCCCTTCATGCCTCATTCTGGGGGTGATATAGCAGCGACAGTTCCATCCGTTGGGCGGCATAATCTTTTGCCAGCGCGGATCTTCTATTGGTAGAATCAGCCCCTCCAAAGCTTGGTGCTCCTGTCGGACACGATCGTCACCCACGGTGCGGTACTCCCAAAACGGGAATACGTTCGTTTGTGCCATAAGGCGCCGATAAGTGCTTACCGATTCGGCCACGGATACGGCCGTATTGTACTCCGTGCGCAGCCATTGCTCGTTATAGGCTGCCGTTACAGCTTTGGCCTTCTTTCTGAAATCGCTGTAGCCCTTGCTCTCGCGGAACAGACGGTTCAACTCACTCACCTCGGCCAGTGTTTTGGCGGCTGAGAAATGAAACAGGTTTTGCTCCAAGGCGGTGATGTAAGCATCATCGTTGGCATTGTAGACAAAGCCACTATCAGCCAGACGGACGTCCGCGCGGCGATAGCCCTTTCGCAGTCCGCGGATGAGCTCCGTGTGGGTGTAGGCAAACAGGTCGGCGCTGAAATAAGCGCGGCCCTTTGTCTCAATCGTCTGTCGGATCAGGGCATCCGCAAGCGTGGCTTCCGAGAGTGTGAGGATGTCGGATGTCGCCCGGCCGTATGACCGGGCGGGGACGAAAAAATCGAACAACCTGGTAAAGAAGTTGCCGCGGTCGCGATCCGCATGTTTCACTTTGCTACTTGTCGGCGAATCTTTTTCCGCTGCCTTTTTGTCAGGCTCTGGGGCATCTGCCTTGCCTTCGTCGAGGTCAGCTTCCTCATCCGTTTCTTCTTCCTCATTATCCCCCTCAAGCACGCTAAAGAGCGGCTGCGCCTGCCGGCGGGCAATAGGCTCGCCGGGCTCGGGTAGAGGAATGTTGTACTTTTCATGCAGGTAGCTCTGCGGGATGGGTAGGATGTCCGAGAGTTGAATGATCTCGGGCACCTCGAGCTCGCGTTTGGCATCCATGTAGAGGAACTTTCCGCGGGTGATCGGATAGCCGCGGCGGATGAGCATGGGCACGAAATAGCGATTGAGCATGCGCTCCACGAACCGCCTATCGGCACGGTGCTTCTTTTCTTGAACAGCCATGTGCACCTGTCCTTGTGCCAGCGAACTACCGTCTACGGTGGTCATCGTCTGCCCCAAAATGGTGATCAGGATTTCCTCCGTGCAAGCCTGTCGGAACTCTTTATATAGAAGCCCGTTTCCGGACGCAGCGTTGACTTCCTGCGTGGCCTCCGTCTCTTTGGGGATAACGAGATAAGGCGCCGATCCGGCCGTCTCGAAGGCGCAGATCAATTCGCGGCGACTGGCCTCGTCCATTGCACTGTATTTGCCGATGCGCAGGGGCATGCCGAATAACTCGACGAACTGCGCCCAGTCGCCAAATCCACCGCGTTTGTAGATGACCAGTGGCGAGACCTTCAGCAATAGCCCGAGATCGTCGTCTTTGCCCCACTGAATGACCCGATCATCGCTGGCGTAGGAGATACCGCGATCATCCGTCTGCTGCCTTACGATCTCTTTCAACTTCGGGCGGATGTGCTTCCGATTGATAGACGTAAAGCGGAAGGCTCGATCCTCATCAAAATCGAACTCATCGACGGAGATACCCCAGAATTTGGCCATCATAATCTCGCCGATCAGTTCCTCGAACTCGACCGTATCCATCAGATCATACATCACATCCACGTCTTTGTTGTCGATCGTGAACGACAAATCGGCGTCTTTGACGGCGTCGATACGTTTATCGATGGCGTCGGCAAGCACGCCATCCAGCAGGATGTCGCTATACAGGTCGTAGAGCTTTGTACGGTTACCGTTGTCAGCCATACGCAGTGCGGAACGCCACGCCGCCACATCGTGGACGGTGCGTACCACGGGCTGCACGATGATCTGCGTAGAGATGGGGCCAGCGGCGGCCTGTTTATGCTTCGTTTTATTGCTCATTAAATGGCGTTTAATCGGTGTTTAATCAGTGCTTAATAATGCTGGCCACGTTTGGGATTGCTGCCAAAGTGGATCTTTCCGATCGGCGACTCATTGCCGAGTTCAGCGGTGCGTGGGGGTAGGTCTGGCGAGAGATCGCCCTTTTGCACAAGTCGCAGCCACGCGATAGCGCTGTCATAACGCTTTTCGCGCAGTTCCATATCGATACAGGCATTCCCGAGGTTCACAAAGTGCCACACGGCAATGTCTTTGACAAATAGCAGCAACAACGCATTGCGCGCCTCACCCTCAGCCGAGAAAATGGCAGCCGTGTCGAAGTCATGCAAGTAGCTTTTGGCCTCGGCAATGGCAGCATCGATGGCGGCCACGGGTATGGCCTCCGTGTCGCGGCTAATGACGGCCACCGTCTCGTCATGCAGGTGGGTATAAAGTTCGTCGACGGTCAGAAACATGGGGAAAGAAGTGAAAACGAAAAGTAAAAAACTAAGCCTGCCCGGCGCTCAGCTGGGCGATGATTTCGCGCTCACGGTCGGAGATCGCCCACGCATGGGCCTCTAATTCCCTGGGGAACTTTTCAGCTTTGAAGCGCTTGTAGGCCTCTTTCACTTTAATTCGGTCGGCCTCGAGGAGGGCAGCTTCCATACGGGCGGCCTGCCTATCGGACAGCAGGAAGCCGCTGCCGTAGATGGCTTTGCCAGATGGCCGCTGGCTGTCTAACCGGCGGACAAACGCGGCCTCGCTGCGAGGAATTGAGATGGCGACGCCGTGAACGGAACAGCGGGCCAAGTCGGAGAATGTCAGTACATGCGAGGGGTAGCTGTAGCGCGGCGGCAAAGGTTTCTTTTTGTATTCGGCCGCTTTTAGGCGCTCATAGAGATCTGGCACGGACATGGCCAGCGTGTCGCCGAATAGGTTACTGACAAAGCCGGTTTTGACTACAGCGCCATTCTCGAAGGTTACATCAGCGCCGCAAACGATGCGTGTGTAGGGCGCATCGAGACAAAAAATCGTCTTATTCTGAGCGAACAAGAAGAAGCGTACGCCATGCTCTAAGTACCACCGCACGATCTCAGCGAAAATTGAAAACGGCGGGTTGTCCACCACGACGCATCCGGGCGGGTATTCCACTTGTTTGTAGTCCGTATCCGGCCAAAAGGGGCGCACGATCTGGGCGCCGCGGAGGTCGACCTGTTCGCCGAGCCAGCCGAGCACGATGTCGTACACCTCGGGCGGCGTGTAGCAATCGTCGGAGGTGCGTTTGCGCTCAAATTTGGCCACAAAGGCCTCGTAATCGTCTTGTCTCTTTTTCATCTGCCCGCCACCCTTCAAATGATCGCCGCCACCCTGTCCAGATTCACCCAGTAGGGGGCGTCTTTCTCGTTGTAAAACTTCACTTGTCGGAGCTCGAAGTCGACGGCCGTCACATAGACCTCCCGCCCATCCATCAGCCGCGCCCTGGTCTTTCGCGTGAAAGCGAGAGCGTCGAAGGCTTCGGGGGTGATCGGCGTGGGGCCTTGCACCAACGTAGGCTGAGGCGGCACGGCCGGGGCACCCGGAGCGGCTGGCCGAATGGGAGGCACCACCGGCGGCTCTACG